TTGAGTAATATTTGTGGCTTAAAATAGCTTTGTTTAATTCTTTGTTAGCTAAAATGTTAGCTTTGATTTTTTCTAATTTTTTCATATTGTTATTTGTGTTTTTAAATGTGTTTGCAAATGTTAATTTTTAAAGTTTACTAAACTATTGTTTTTTGATAAACGGTTTAAAGTAGTGTTTAGTGGTTTGAATTATTTTTGAATGGTTGATAGTGTTCTAATCTCAATAACTATGCTATTGATTTCAGAAAACATTTTATTGATTTCGTTTTTTAGTTCCCTTTCTTCGTATCCAATAGGCTGCGAAATGTCAATATTTTTGTATAGCTTATTGAAAACTTTTGTTTTTGCCTCAACTTGTTTCAATAGGTTGTTTTTAACTTTCCTAAGCTCGTTTATTTTATCTTCGTTGTTCATTTTATTTTATTTATTGATTTAAAATAATTATAAAGGGCTTTTATTTGCTCGGTGTTAAGTCCGCTTGTTGTTAAGCCTATTTTGTTAAGTTGCTCTGACATTATTTTAAAGTTGTATTTTCTAAATTTTCACCATAAAAATTAAATACATAAATAGGCTTTGTATTGAACCAATTTTTATTTTGTTTGGTTTTTATTGGATTAAAAAATGCCCTTACTATTCTAACCTCTTGGCTTACGTCTTCAAATTCTCCAGTGTACATTAAAGGAATTGCTAAATCTGTAATATTTTCATAAATATCACCTTGTTTTAAATCTTGAAATTTCATAATATGTTGTTGTTAAATCTTAGGCAAACATACATTTAAAACCAAACACACTTCAATTTAGTTTACATAAATGGTAATAATTGAAATATAAACGGTAAACGAAAAGGATAAAAGGAAAGCTAGTTTGACTTAGATAATTGCGCTTTATACTGTTTATCGTATTTCAATAAATCAAATGTGAAATTGTATTGTGAAGCTATTTTATAAATCGTTGGTAAACTTACATACCTATTACCATAACCATTAAACTTATTACTAAAGAATTGAGCAGTCATTCCAGTATCTTTCGCTATTCTATATCTACTTATTCCTTTTGACTGCATTAAGTCAGTTATAAAGAGTTTAAATAGCTCGTTGGTATAATCTGTTAATTCTTGCCTTTCCATTTGCTTAAATCAATTAAAAATAGCCTTTTTTATGGTTTATTTGGTTTGTTTTGTTAATCTAACTGAATAGTACTATGGTTCTAAGTTAAATGTTAGACGTGTCTAAGTTGGTTATTATTCCCTTTTACACATAAAAAGCTAAAATATTTAGCAAAAAACAAGTCAAAAAAATAAAGTCTCAAAAATGTTGTCTCCATCGTGTGGGCAAACGATACTAATTTATTAATTATCAAACAATTAACTTTTTTTATTATTCTTTGCAACTTATTGATTATCATTGAACGTATTTATTGAGTTTGAACGGTGTTTTATTTTATCGTGTAAAGATTAGCTCTGCAATATTCGTAACGTTCGTTAAGTATGATGCAATTACTGTTTATCATGGTTCAAATTTATACTTTTTATTTTAAATTGTGCTTATTCGTATAACAATTGTTTAAATTATTCATGCCGTACTCCCCTTTGACGTGCCGCCCGATGTTTTTTATACAGTTCCAAGCGTGATATATTGGTGGGTAAGTACTCATTTTCACACATATAACGCAATTCAATTATTCACTTTCACACGCACAATTAATTTTACAATCTAATTTTCATTAACAGAAAGTAATTCAACCAAATCTAGTACCCATTTTATATCAGCATCGTAATTTAGCGTAATTTCATTTTCTTTATCAACTAAAGTAGCAGTCCATTTAGTTTCTTTGATATGCCTAGATATGACTAAATCGTATTCCCCTATTGTTTTCCAATAAGTAGTATATTTACTAAGAGCGAATATGTCAAATCTGTGTTCCCAATTACGTTTTACTAGTTCTTCTTCCATGCTTCAAAGATAATAATTACCTAATAAAATCCTTGCCTAAAATAGACTTGTTCAAAATAAAATAGGCAGTTTTAATTAGTCTAATACTACTAAGAAGGAAACCACCAAGACGCCTATAAATAGGGATATGTTTGTTAATGGAATATATACAACTAATCAACGAAATGTTTACACCAGCCTTGTTATAGGGTTGTTTTAAATAAAAGTACATTATTTTAAACAAGTTCATGTTTTATTTACAAAATTGTTTATATTTGCATTAATGAAAAAGATAACAGACTTTGAGTCGTATTCAGAAAACCCCTCCAAGATACTAGACAAAGACATAAAAAAGGTCAAGTATATTAAGAAAGGTGATGTGTTTGAATTGCTTGATGAATATGGAGAATTGATAAAAGTTCAAAAATTAAGCACCGAAGAATTTATATCTATTGACGATAGAGAGTTTAGGAAGCTGTATGTGGAAGAATTAGATACGATTAAAGAGTTGACTACATCGGGGCTAAAAGTACTTTGTTATGTGCTTAAAAACATCGGAATAAAAAAAGATAGTCTTATTATTCCTATACAAGATTGTATGGAGTTTACAGGATATGGAAGCAGGGTTGCTGTTTATAATGGGATTATAGACTTACTAGATAAAAAAATACTTTATAGAAAAGTTGGCTCAAGCAATTACTTTATTAATATTAACGCATTTTATAGTGGCAATAGAAAATAATTATGGGAAAGAAACAATTTAAAGCACACATCAAAGTAGTTCAATCTCTTATTAGAAGGGGTGCTAGTACTTACCCAAACACGGATATAGTTTTTGAGCCATTAATAGAGGCAGAAGACAAGCAAGAGGTTGAAAGTATTTTAGCCAAGAAGTACCCGCAATTCTTCCCCGAAAGTAAAGTTTACTATCGGGATATGAAAGACGAGGCGCAGTTCTTTTATGTTCAAATATTCCCCTTAAAGCAACACGAGATAGCGAAAATAAATCAAGGCGAATGGACTTGCTCTTATTGCGGGCAAATACACGAAAACAGATACATTAGTAAGCCTATAACTACTAGTAAATTCCATAATGTTATTTTTTGCGGTCAAGGCGATATAAGGGACATCACTTTAAAAGGGCATAGTTGTTATGAATTATGGAAAGAAGAAAGATTGAGAGAAATAGAAACACCTGACGATTTAAGGTTTATAAAAAGAGACAGCCCAAATTATATTTATAAATGTACTGAAAAATCTACGGGCAAATGCTATATAGGTAAAACAAGAAACGCACCCTTCTTTCGTTGGTGGCATCATTTAGCACATAGTAATAGCCCTTTTGGTAAGTATATTAGAACAACAAAACTAAGTGATTGGGTATTTGAAGTTTTAGAGGAGCTGCCTTGTGATATTTCTGACGCAAATTTATTAAAAATAGAGTCCGAGTATATGTTAAAATTTGACAGCATATCAAACGGCTTTAATTCAAAAATAAGTAATGTGGGTGTTTATAATGTATAATATGGGCTTTATTGCGCCTACTTCATGTCAGAATTGGTATTGGGTAAATCCTAAATTTATATTCAAAGGGCTAAGAAGTAAAATTAAAGAATTGGAAGGCAATTTAAAATACTATAACAAAGAATAATGCTACCACACATGATAGGGCTATTTGATAAAATAGAGCCAACGCAAGAAAATATGAACTCAATAGCCGAGTTTAATAAAATAATCAAGAACTATTTAAAAATGAAAAGAATAGAAAATGAGCTTACACATAATACCGCTGAACGACCTAAAAGAACACGAAGAAGAGTCAACGTGTGATTGTTGTCCTACTTTAATTATAGAAAACGGGGAAATGATATTTGTACACAACTCCTATGATGGCAGGGAATTAAAAAAATAAAAAAGCCCTCTAACTTAATAGAAGGCTAATTGGTTATAAATTGTAACCGTTTAAAAGTTGTTTATCGAATTAATTTTTATATCGTCAAGCATACCGCCCATTAGTTTGCGCTTTTGTAAATCTGAATTTAGCTTTATTCCTATTCCGTTTAAAAACTTTTCCATTTCAGCTAATGAAGGCAAATATCCCTTTGAACAATTCCAAAACAACTGATTAGATTTCAAGATTATAACACCTTTCGCTTCTTCTTTAATATGACTGCCCGTCCTCATGTAGTAATAAGCGGCTCTTACTGTTTGGCTTCTATTAACCCCTGCATGACAATGTAGATAAACTTTGCTATTAGTTTTTTCGGCTTGAAACAAAATTACCATTGCTCCGTAAATAGAATTTAGCCCTATATCCTTTTTAGCTTCGTTCATTGGAAACCAAAACAAATTTTCAACGTTAGAGGATAGCCAACTTTGATGTGTTGGGTAGTATTCGTCCGATACGTTAATTACATAATCGTAGTCGGCAGCCCTAAATTGCCTATTATCTTCGTGTGGGAAAGCCCCTACTATTAATTTTGTTTCAAACCATTCTTTAAATTTACTCATAGTCTTAAATTTTATCAAATTTTTTAAATGAAACAGCTTTACCCATGTAGTCGTAAGTCATATAGAAATTTTTATTACAGCTACATTTAATTTTAGCACAGCCGTCTTTGTTTTTGTTACATCTGTTTACATAAACATCTTCACTATCGCTATATTCTTTCCCGCAATACGGGCAGTTGAAATCTATTTTAGCAAAAGATATGTGTATTAATTTATTTTCCATTATTTGTTTTTTGCTATTAATTTTTTTAGTTCTGGATATTTCATATTGCACATAAACTCACTTCCATTAGAAAGTATTGAGCAGTATTCGGTGTTATCTTTATCAAAGTAAGGAGCAATACCATTTATGTTGTAAAATGTTACTTTCCTAATTTCAGCAGCTTCTAAACTGTATTCAATATCTAAATCTTTTAATGTTGATGTTTCTTCTGTATTGAAGAATATTTCTAATTCTATTTCCATGTTAAATTTCCTAAACTAGAGGGTTTGAATTTGTTTTTATCATATTGCGCTGTAAACATAATAACTTGATTTAATGCTTTAGTCATACAGTAGCTAATATCAAACATTGGTTTTTTAGCTTTTATACTTGCTTCAATGTTTATTTGAGCAACAACATCTTCTCCTTTGTAATTTACCCAATCAAAAGTAAAGGGTAATTTTTTTAGCATTTTATCTACGTTCATAATGTTTTTTTATCTAGTTGTTTTAAAATTTCACTCCAGGTTTCAATATTTACATATTCACAAGTGGTAGTTGTTGATTTAGTTTGGTACTGAATAATAAAGTAATTGTCTTCGTTTTTCCAAGATTGAATAGATATTATTTTACCTACGATATAAGTGTGTAGAGTGTCTTCTATCCATACTTTTAGTAAGCGAGGTTGTTTTAATACTTTAATCATCTAATCCCATATCTTTAAAAGTTCGTTTCTGTTATTAATTAATGTTTGGTCGCCAATCGTTTCGTTATAAAAACTAGAGTCTTTTCTGTCAGTAGGCATTGAAAACCAACCAATACTAAACTTCCCTTTATATTTCTTTTGCCACTTTTTTACTATTTCTAACTGAACCTCCTGAGGAACGTAAAAATAGTGATACCAAGTTAGCCCGTCAATAATTGGCGCACCGCAAATATTACATACATACATTTCTTCAAGTTCTTCAATAGTTACTTGATACTTTGATAAGGCTTGGTTGATTGCTTCTCTAATGTTTGGTGTTTTCATTGTTTTAAAATATTGGTAATTTGTTTTCTATTGCTCTATCGGTTAAAATATTAATCGCAGCAGCGGCAAGGCAACTTCTGTTTTTGATAGTTTCAGTATTAATTATTGGACTTAATTTAGATAATTCAAACCATGTTAATTTTTTTGGTTCTTTATCAAAAATATCTAAATTTATGTTATAGCCTATTAGCCCCGAGCGTTTAAACTCTTTTATTTCTTCTTCTGTTAGCAAATCTTTTAGTTTTGTCATTATTTTATCATTTTATCCAAACAAAAATCAATTGCTTCTTGTTCGTTGTTGTGAAAGTTTAATTCGTAAGTTACTTTATTTACTGTTACAAAGTCTATATCAATAAGATATAAGTTAGTTTCGCCTATTCCGTAAATTGGAGTTTGAAATTCCATAATCATAGTAGCGTGGTGAAGCCGCAAAGCCTCGCCTACTTTAGTAAAGAAGTGTTCTAGTTCGCTCATTTTCTTTTCTTCTTTTTAGGGGTAAAATTGCTTCCTCTAGGCTTGTTTGAGTCTTTAGGCTTTATGAATTGCTGAATATTGCTATTAATAGCTTTGTGTAGCTTTTCGCTGCCCCATAAAATATCTTCTTTAGGCTTATTAAAATACGGCTCTAGTACCTTTCTAAGAATTTCTTTGTGTTGAGCCTCTACAATTTCGTCAATTTTTTGTATTGTAGTTTTCATTTCTTTCTCAACCCGTAAATAGCCTTAAAAACCGCCAATATTCCTATTGCTGCGATAATAATTAATGTTTTATCCATGATTATCTGTTTTTAAAAGGATTGTTATCTTGATTTTCTTTGCCTTTAGAATAGCCTACTGCGAAAGAGAATAAGGCTAGGGCTGTAATTCCAAGCGTCCAAATGACTACTTGAATAATGTTTAAATGAATGATTGGTTCCATAATGTTTAATATTCAAAAATAATTATTTAATTGAAAAAACCTACCGAATTTCTCCGATAGGCTTAATCTTTACACACCAACATTATGAGCCACAAAGATAGTGTGTTTTTGATTAATTACAAGTTTAATCTTCTTCAAAAAAGTCGTCAATGTTGGGATTATTGTTCCAATCTGCAATCTGACCATTCTCGTTAATTTTCAATTTAATATAATCTCCAAAAGAATCGTTATATAAATCTAAAATATTAGGGACGTATCCTTCTTTAGCTAATTGCGTAGCTCCTTCGTTATCTTGTAAATAATAAATACCGTCATCACAAATTTTATAGTGAACTGCTGCACTTTTCCCTAATTCCCAGTTGGCTATAATTCCAGTTTCGATATTAATAACAGGCATCCATCTTTCACCCATTCTACAAGGAATTAAATCTCCTTCTGTGTCGTTCTCTCCGTTTACAGTTGCGTCTTCCCAATAACTAACTCCCGCATCTACTAATAATGTTGTTAATTCAACTTCTTTTTCTACTTTAATTTTTGTTTTCATATTATTTGATTAATTACAAGTTTTGTTTAGCCTTTTCGTTGTATAATAGCTTATAGTAATTATTTTCCTCAATTACTTTTATCGGCATTCCTACTAATATTAAGGCTGCTTCTATTTTCCACCCAAATTCTTTAGCAATTTTAAGAATTTTCATTGTTCGTTTTCTGTTGTGTATCATTTTATTACAAATTTAATTTTTTTCTTAGGCTATCGCAGTAAAGTCAAAACTACCATAATCATTAGGGTTTTCTGTTTTATGTCTAATTAATTGGTGAGTTCCATTTTTATAAATTACACTAATAGTTATATTAATGTACGGGCAAGTGCTTGGTGTTGGACAAAAAATAATATTCTCTATCTGATTAAAAGGCTGAATAAGTATATTGTCTTTTTCTTCTGAACTGACTTGATATTGAGCTAAAACCATAGTGAGCATATCGTCTTGTATTTTGTCTAGCATTTTGTCTATTTCTTTATTAATTTTTTTCGCTTCTGCGCTAAGGTTTTGGTAAAGTTTGTTAGGTACTTTCTCAAGCATCCTATTTTGTTCTCTTTTTAGAACGGTTCTTGCTATTTCTAATTCTTGTAGTGTCATTGTTTTATTTTCTTTGGTTCTTCGTATTCTAATCCTACTTGTAAAGTTATATGTTCGTGGCATTCCATTAGCCAATAACTCATTTCGTCATTAGTTTCTAAAATATCATTATTTAAATTAGGTGATTTTACTAGTCTTTTTTTGATTAAAGATATAAAATACCCAATTTTAGGAAACGCTTCTTTCATAGCCTTTTGTAATTCGCTTCCTTTACCCCATTTATCGTATTCTAGCAGAAACTTCTTGTCATGTGCGGTAGCTTCAAGGAAGTGTAACATCCTAAATAAGCTGTATTGGACTTTTTGCTCTTCGGTTTCAGCTTTTGGGAACATACATTTAGTCATCATTTCTGATTTATAAACCTCTAAGCTAGCATTGGCTACGTCTTGAATTAAAGACAATTGGCTTTCGGTAAGTTCGCTAGTTTCCCAACCGTACTTTTCTTTTAAATGTAATAATATTTTGTCGTTGTGTGTTAATTCCATTGCTTATTGGTTTTTAATTAGATAGAAAACAGTATTCATTTCGTCTCCCTCTTTGTAGGCTTGTGCTTGACAAACTCTCATGTTAAGTATTTGGTCACTTAATTTATAGGAAAATGAAATTTCTCCACTAGGTTCTTTATTATAGTTAAAATTATCAGCGCACCTACCTTCTCCTGCGTAATCACCATTATTTATATATATTTGATAAGGAGCCATTAATCCTTTTGGATGTTGATTAGCAACTTCTTCTATAAACTCTTGCAAAGTATAATTCCCCGCAATAAAGACTTCATAATTATGGTCGTGCTGTTTTTTATATACTATTTCTTTTCCCATTACAATCCTTCTATTACTTTTATTTGATTTGTTTTAATTGTCCCTTTAGCATATTTATCGTTGACGTTATCTCCATATCCGTATTTGTTTTCAAATTGCTTAAACATGATAACAAACGGCTCCATATAGTCTTTGTGCTTAGGGTCTATTATTTGAAATTTAGTTCCTTTTTTTAGTTCGTTCATTGTGTTTTTAATTTGTAGATATGTTGGCTAAATCCATTGCCTTCGCTTCTAAATTCTAGCTTATCTCCCCACCTCCCTATTGCTGCTGCAAACTGTTTTTGAGTAAGCCTTTTATTAAGTACCGAATACGTGTTTTTTCTTATTCCAAAAAACATAATTACTTCTGCGCCATTCTCTATAAGAGTGTCTATTTCTTTTGCTGTCATATTTTTATTTAATGTTATCTAGTGGGTATGCTTCTAAAATTGAGTCTTTATCAACCTCAATTATATCGGGGTTGCCGTCTTGTAATTTGATAATTCTTATTCTAGCGTTTTTACATTGCGCTTCTGCTGCGTTTTTAAGGTGCATTTTAGCAAACTCAATCATTGCGTTATACAAATCATCGTTTTTCTCAAATTCTGTTCTATAAAATTCTTTTGCTGTCATAGTTATTTAATTAAATCGCTTAAATCTACGGGTTTATACCCTTTTGGTTTTAAAACTTTCCCAATTGGCTTAGTTGGGTCATAGTGTTCGGTTCCGACTTCGTTAATCAAAGGCTTGCCGTCAACTAGTTTTGACATATTATTTTCGTGAACTCGGTTAAATGCTTCGTTAAAAACTCCTTGCATACCGTGAGAAACTACTGTGCCTTTTAGGATATATCCAATATCAACTAAAGCATCAAGTATTTCTGCTAAATTACCTTGTTCACAAGCGTCAAAATATTCCCACAATTCTTCTTTTAACAAATCATGTCTAAGCATAAACTCGTTATCCCTAAGCAATGTCGGTTTTTCGTTACACGGGCTGTTAAATGCTTTTTGAAATTCCTCCAACTGAGATAGTTGAAAATCCTTACCATGTTTAAACCCTTTATTATAGGCTTCTATTATTTTTTCTTCTACATTCATTGTCTTATATAATTATAAATTGTTCTTTTATTTTTGGTACGGGAACTCCGTTTTGTCTTAATGCTATCGCTAAATCTTGCCCTATGTCAGAAGCCTTTTTGTATTCTCGGTGACTGACAATGTTTCGGTAAAATTCAGCTTTCTCTTTGTCGTCATCAAAAGACTTGTTGTTTCCTAGATTAGTAATTTTGTTCCCTGATTTAGAAACATAAAACCCGTCCCTTTCAATTATTCTTTTAATTGAGTCTAGCCCTGCTTTTGTTCTTTCGGAAATTAGTTTGCGTTCTTTTTCGGCTAATGCAGCGTACAAGTGGACGGTGAAATTATCTACTTCGGGCATATCAGCACATTTGAACTGAACTTTACTTTCCATAAGAGTACTGATAAACAATACGTTACGAGCTAATCTGTCTAATTTAGCAACTAAAAGAATTGTGCCCTCTTTTTTACAAAGTGCAATAGCTTTTGCTAATTCTTTTCTACTACACTTGCCGCCCGACTCTACTTCTGTAAATCTGCCTATTAATTCGCCTTGAGCAACAAAAGGCTTAACCATTTCTTCTTGCGCAGCTAAACCTAGTCCACTTTGACCTTGTTTTTTGGTTGATACCCTAAAATAAACGCAGTATTTATTCATAATGTTGTTGTTGTGTACTGCAAACATACAATAAAGTTTACTAAAGTCAAGTAAAATCTTTATGTATGTTGCAATACGCTGATTATTAGTTTAGTTCTTTTATTTTTTCTAATAATGATATAATATTAAGAATACAAAACTTAAGTTTCTTTTCCATTTCTTCATTTTCTGAACATTCAGCAGCTACTCTAGCTTCAATTAAATCTTTTTTATTTTTTTCTACCAACTCAATTACTTTCTCCTTAAATGTTTTTTCGGGTTTGGTTGGAGCTATTGGTAGTGGTTTCATGTGTTTAAAATTATTAGTGCTAAATTCTTGATTTTCAATAAAAAAGTTTTCTTGCCCTAAGTGTACGGTTATTATTGGATATTTAATACCTTTTATTTCTGCCAAAAATATTCTTTCAACTGCATCTTTTTCGCAATTATCCCAAACCAATACTCTATCACTTCTTTTTGGCTGCCATTCCTCTTTTGGTTCGGTTGAAGTGTTTTCAAATACTGGCTTCAAAAATTCAGGATAATTACTGAAATTTTCAAATTCTTCATTATCTTCCAATAAAAAGATATGCCCTACTTTTCTATTTCTTTTATTTGGAAAGTCTTTTATCATTTCATACCCTATAATTTTACCTTGTGGTTTTGGTTCGTTCCATTGGTTGTAAAGTATTTCAGTTTTTTCTTTACTTGTATTGCCTTCTAGTTTCTTCCATATATTTTCATGGCTAGATGTTTCTAAAACTTCCCACAATTGGTTAAAGTTTAAATTCTTATCCTTAGTTTCCCTTAGCCATTTGTCTAGGTCGGTTTCTTGCTTATCAAACGTAATTTTTTGTTTTAAATCAAACTCTTTATTACTGCCAATTGAAGGAATTTCTTTTTGTGTCGGATTAATGTAAGATTGGTTTTCTTTATCAAACATAGCTTTGAATTGTTCAAAGGTTAGTTCTTGGTAATTACTAAACGCGTCACTAAATATAAAAACGTTGTTCTCGATAACATAATAATATATGTTATTCGCTTCAAGTTTTAGATTAAGTGGGTTCATTCCTTTACGGTTAGCTATATCTTTAATAGCTTCTCTGTTTTCTGATGTTACTTTTATTTTGTAGTTCATAATTTTAAAATATTGGTGATTTTGGTTTTGTTATTGGCTGGTAGTGGGTAGGGAATTGTCTAATATCATCACAATACCATGTTTTATTTTCTGTAAAATATTTAGCTATATCTCTTCCAAATTCTTTGTCTTTTATCCAATATCTTCCACTGTCTTTCGGCATGTCCTTTTCACTTTCAATTCTAATCCATCCGTTGTTGGTTTCTAAATTTTCTAGTGTTTTGTGCCTCCAATAATTCCAATCTTCACTTAGTTCAAATTTAAAATTAAAGATGTTTGGATGGATAGACTTTAAATCAATCCATCCATTTTCATCTACAAAATCTTTTACTTGTTCCCAAAATTCACCATAAGCGGCTTCAATTGCTTGTTGTTTTAATTTGTTCATAATTTATGCGTTTTTAAATGTTTCGTTATAGTACTGTTCTGCAATTTCGCAAGAATATGGAAGACTATTTACATCTAATTTTATTTTATGTTCTCCAAAATATAGTTCTTGTCCTTTGTACATACCGTTTATATAATTATCAATCATTTGCTGCTTTTCCATTTCTTTGGCTTGCCCTTGTATATTTGCTTGTTCTGTGAACCACTCTTTAAAAGTAATTCTATTGTTTAGTAAGTTATCTGTAAGAATTACGCTTTTTTCTGCATACCATTCTACTGCTGTTTGTTGTTTTAAGTCTTTTGTTTCCATTTTAAATGTGGTAATAAATGTTATCTACTTCGTAAACTCTTTTGATAAAATCAAAAAAATCTTCGCCTATTTGTTGTTGAAACAGCACTTCTTCCATGTCGTCTGTTCTTACTTGCCATTGACCACTATCTTTGTAAAGTGGCTTGTTCTCAGGAATTGCATATATCATCAATTCTAGTTCTTTTAAGTCTTTTGTTTCCATTGTTTTTATCTTATTTTTACTTTTTGTGCTTTTTAAGGTTGTTTTTTATTGCTTATTTTGACGAAAATTTTGATATTCAGTACTGTAATATTCATCTAAAGCATCATTTGTTATGGAAATTTTATGTTTGTAAAACTCAATCGCCATGTACTCTGCGTATCTTTGGGAGACTACTTCTAATCGTTCAAATAATACCTTATGGGCTTCAATGTGTATATACACTTTTCCCATACCTTCCCAATTTATGTATCCCATTTCTCTCGCTAATTCGTCTTTGAAGTCTTGTAGTGTTTTCATATTTTTAAAAATTATTTAGTTTGTTTTGTATTTCAATTTGTTTTGTTAATTCGTCTATTTTTTTTGACATTGCTAAAATATCTTTTTGTTGGGATTGGATTTTTTCTCGGTAAACTATACTTTCAAAATAAAACTTTCCATATTGAGACTGAATATCGTAAAGCGTTTTTAGGTGGTTTTCTGCGCTTGTTTTTCTTTCTCCAGTACTTTGTATCACTTTTAACTCAAAATCTTCTATAAAGCTATTTATAGCCCATAAATTAATATAATTCTTTTCACTTTGCAAACTACCATTTACAAAACCAACCCAATTTAATAGTAAACTTTTAAATTCTTGGTAGTCTTTTGACCTTAGTTCATTTACTTGTTTTATTTGGGCTGCATATTCCTGCATTTGTTCTTTGGTTAGTTCCATAGTTTAAAATGGTGGTGTAAAAGGGTCGTTTAAATTTATTGAACTTTGAATTGGTTTCGATTGCGGCTTGTCATGTAAGGGTGTTTTGTATAAAGTATTTTCGTTTTTGGCTTTTTGTGCCTCTCCCGCATAATACATTACTCCATCAATAGTTTCGTAGGCTCTGCTTCTTTTCCAATTAAATCCAAACTTTCCTATTATTGATTTTTTTACACCAATCGTATCGGGCTTAACCTTGCTAAAATAAACATCAAAATCTTCGTAATCTTGACTAGGTCTATCTATTGTAATAATAACTTTTCCGTTAGCAAGCCAACCTCCCCCTTTTATGTCGTCTGCGTCAGGTATTCTTCTTTTGCTTTTATCTCCTTCTCCTGTTTTTTCTCTTTCGGTTTTTATTGCGTGCGCTATTGTTAAAAAGTGTTTACAAGCCCCTTCTGCTAATTCGTTTCTAAAACTAAGAATATAGTCGTTATATTGGTCTTCTCTTCCGTAATCTCTTATTGGGTGGTATAAGTTTTTCCAACTATCAATAAAACAAGATTGAACAACTCCGCTTTCGTCCCTATATTCTGCTGTAAATTCCCAAATCATTTGAGGCGTCATTGGCTTTTTATAATCTTTTTTTTCTAAAATTAAAAAGTGGTGGTCTATCCATGAGGCTGCGCTTATTAATTCGTGTTCTTGAATAGAGTTGGCGTAACCCCTAAAACTTCTTCTAAACTTTTTAATCATTAGCTTTCTTCTTATTTCTTTATAGCTTCCAATATCAGGTACGTAAAGCATATGCCTAAATCCAAACGTTTCAGATTGATAAAAAAGCAATTCTAATGCAAACTCTGTTTTACCACTACCACCGCTTCCCGTAATGTCAGTAACCCCGTCATAGGCAAACTGAAATGTACCTTCTAAACTTTCAAAGCCCGAGTAATTAAGACCCGCACCACCCGTTTTGTGGTATTTCATAAAATCTTTTTCCTTTTCTTTAAAATCAGCTACTTTTACGTTCATTTAAATCCCCCTTTCCTTCCATGCTTTTTCTCGTTCGGCTATTTCTCTTAATCTTTTTTCTTCGGGAGTTTCAATCCCTTCGATTTTAGCGTTTGGCAGCAAACAGTCTTTTTCTTTATTTAGCCAATTTTTTAAAGTCAAATAACAAGATTTATATTTACTTAGTAAATCCTTTTTATTTTCCATAGCCGACAAAACCTTTATAATTATTTCGGGTTTAAAGGTTGATACTATTTTTTCTGCCTCAACATCTGTTAGCATAGTTAGTTTTGATACACTAGGGTAATTAGATTTTATGTAGGTAATTAACTTATGCTCTTCTTTTTTTGGTGGGCTACCTTTTTCACATTCACCTTCATCTTTATATTCATCTTCATATTCTACTTCTACTTTCCGAACCATTCCCAAAGCGTTCGAAAGGGTTTCAAAGGCTTCCGAAGGGTTGTTTTTGTCTAGCTTTATATTACTGTCTATCAATACTTTAGGCAAAGACAAGTAAGTTTCAATGGCAGATTTCTTCATATTTGTATTATAATTCTGATGTTTCATAAAATTTACCAAAATTATATATCCATGCTCGTATTTTATTTTATTAAGCCTTTGAAACACTTCGAAAGCCTTTATAACCGTTTCCTTGTTTATGCCCGTTTCGAAGCAAATCTTTTTAAAAGACACCTCGTATATACCTAGCATATTTGTTTTTTCGTTGGTTATAAAATAAATATAAAGCAATTTTTCGGAAGGTGTAAGTTCTTCAATAAAAGGGTCGCTCCAAAAGGCTGTTGATACGCTTCTTAATTTAGCCATTACAAACCTCCTCAAAATAAAACTTTACGACACTTTCTTTTTCAATAACCAAATTAAATCGAAATAACATTCTATAAGTTGAACTATCTCTAAATAATTGTTTTTGCTTTTTCTGTATTTGTAGTCTCCACTGTTCTATTGTAAGAGTAGATTTTGAGCAATTACAAGAAATACAAGCAGGGTTGTAATTATCAATATGGTCTTTACCTTTAATTACAGATAACCTACTTTGTTCTGTTTTCCTAAACTTAGCTTGTATGTGGTCAACATGAAAGTTTTTTTGATTTAAAAAACAGCCACAATAAGCGCAGCGACCATTAAACTTATTAAATACTTTGAGTCTATCGCTTGGTTTTGTTTGTTTAGCCATAATTAATCCTCCAAAAATGAAATTTGCTTACGTATTTCTTTGGCTAGTTTAATTGCATCACGCTTATCAATAGAAACGTTTAAATTAATTTCTGTTTCGGGATTTGAAATTGAAACTAGCAATTCTTTTTCACTTACCGCTTCTGCTGTCAGTAAGTTAGTTGACCTAAAGTCTTCAAATATTATTCTATATGCCATTATATGTAATTGATTAAGCACCAATTAAGCTGTTAAATAAAAAATCCCCTAAATTATCACAAAGGGTCTGACTTCTTTGCTCAAATAAAGGGGATAAATATTGTTGAGTTCATTTATTGTCAGACCTGAACTACACTACAAATATACAAATCTATTCCGACTTGTCAAGTAATTTTTTAAAATACTGTAAACCAAAATCATTCCAAGACTTATCTTTTCTGAAAAACAATTTATTAGATTTAGTAAAAAAATCAATTAAATCTCCACTAGGGGTAATGATGATAAATTTATAGTCTTAAATAAGTTCCGATTTATAACCTATCGAGTCAAGGTCGTCTGAAATTTGCTCAAACATTTCTACTAATATTTTTTCTTCTTGTGTCATAGGGTTTTAAGTGGTTTCATCGGTGTAAGTTTTTTTATAGTATTTTTCTGCTTCATCTATATAATCTTTTTTAGATGAAAAATTTAACATAGGAGAGGAGACTCTTGCATCAATTATTTGCTGTTTTTCTATTTGTTTGGCTTTTTCAAATAAATCCACATATAAATTTGCGTACATAGATTGTTTTACTATTCCTTCGGGTTCAGAGTCTATAATACCTTGCCTTCTTCCCAATTCATGCTCTAGCCATTCTACTGCTGTTTGTTGTTTCATATTAATATCTAGTTTGTTTAGTTAGTGATTTATTGAAATTTTCCTCTATGTCTTTGATAGTTAAACTTCTTTCAGATTTTGGAGCAAATAAAATCCAATGCAAAGTAGTTGTGTTAGCATCTGTTAAATGATGTAATTTTACATTATGTCCAATTGAATTTAAGTAGCTTAAAATATCTTTGTACTTAAAATCTTTGCTTTTAATTAAATAAAGTAAAGTCCGCCTATAAAATACTTCTTCGGTATCGCCTTTGTTGTCAAATAGCCTTGCAAATGATTTAGGATAGTATTTATAAACTATGTCACAAGCTTCATCAAACACTTCTTTTAATCTTTGCTTTTCAGTTTTTACTTTTGAGTTAGCCCTATAAATATTATAGTTTGGTTGTAGGTTCATTGATTAACTCTCCATGTTTAATTATGAAATAAAGTTTATTTGGCTCTGCGCCCCATTCTTCTTTGCCATATCCGATTGATATTCCTAAATGTTTATATTTTAGTATTCTTTGAATATCGGTTGATTTTGGATAGCCTAAAGTCATGATATTGGTTGCAAAATCTTTATAAACAGCGTAATCTATATCAAAATTTGAACTTTCAAATTCGTTTCCACCGCTATTTTTTGCTTCTAAATATTGGCTATAAGTTTCTTTTGTAAATAATCTTTTCATCCAATATTCATTAATACTTCGGTAGTCTTCGGTTTTAATTCCTGCCTTAGTCATTAAAAACCATTTTATTTTAAGTGGTAGTTGTAGGTTCATTGTCTAGTTGTTTTATTGAAAAAAATTAATTAACTGTAAAGTATTCCATAAACCCTAAATGAGCAGAATATATATTATTATCTTTTACTGTAAAAAGTTCGCCTTCATATTTTCGGTAAGTTTCTTTCCATTTAATAAGCCAAAAACCACGCTCAAGTGTTATTTCGGAATATTCTGTATTGTGTTCAATTTTTATTAGTTTCATATTTTTTTATTTAGTGGTTGCAAGATATAGCCAATTTTTGTAATTACAAATAGTATTTACTTTTATTTTACAAGTGTTTGATTTTTAGGCTATTATTTTTTATAGATGCCTATAATTTCATTTAATTGGTTTCGTGCAATTAAAGAACTTTCAAATTTGTACTTGTCGAAGTTTCTTATAATATATCCCATTCTTTTAGTTTGTTTTCTATAAGCAAATTCATTTCATCTACTTTAGAAGCAGGACATTTAAATCGAATTGTTTTCATTTTTTTGTAAGTTTGGTCTAGCACTCTAATTGGAGTGTCTATTGCCTCATCGTGGTTCCATCCATTTAAAATTCTATAACGAATAGTCCCCATGTTTTTTTCTATTCCTAGCCTTCTTACTAAAACCATAATAGGCTCTGTTTTGCCCTTATAGTTAACAAAAAATGTTTTATTTCTATTGTTTGCGTTTTCCATTGGCGTTACCCATCTGCAATTAGATGGCTCATACCCTGCATTATTGTCGATTCTATCTATTTGTAAAGAATTATCATATCCATTTTGCAAAGCCCATTTTTTAAAAGACTCCCAATTGCTTTTCCACTCTTCACATACTGTTATTTTTCTGTCGTAATACTTGTGCTTACTATGCTCTTGAGCTTTTTCATTACATCTTCTTATCATACCTGTATAAATATTATATAGTCTATATTTTGAGTCCCCTCCCCTTGTCAAGTTAATGCACCCGCAACTTCTAATAAGACCCCTTGATAAGTGAGCGAGTCTAACCTCTTTAGTATTACCACAATCGCATTTACATAAAAAAGCCCTATTTGTTTGCCCGCTAGGCAATCTTTTCGCTTCTAGTTCTTTTATTACAGTAAGCATTCCGAATTTTTGATTTTCTTTTATTTCTAATTTCATATTACATAATTTTCATGCAATATATAGGAATTTAAAATACTATGCAACTATAATTTGTATTTTTCTTTTATTTCTTTTAGTTCCTCGTCTGACCAAGTTTTTACTTTTGTTAAATAAGCGTCTAGTCTTAATTGCTCCATAAATTTTTCGCCAAACCTAATTTTCATATTATTAAAGTATTCGAGTTGATTCCCTTGTAAATGAATGTTGCATTTTCTGCATTGTTTTCTACAATTGCGTTCATCAAATATTAGTCCTGAATAGTTTTCTGCTTTATATAGGTGTCCTCCGTGCCATTGGTCTGCTTTTATTGCGCCACAACTTATGCAAGATTCGTTTTTATCACGCTCCCTAATCCATGCTTGAAAAACCACTTTAATCTTATTTA